TGCTTTGAAAGGTCTTCGAGGGGCTTGTCTGTCAATCCAAGCATAGTATTATACCCGGCTACTGCTGTACTTATTTCTTCAAAACTGGATGCAGAATCTTTTGCTACTTCTCTGAAGTTATTTTGCAGCGCTTCAAATTCCTTTCCGGTCTTACCTGTATCAACTCTTATCTTATCGTATGCATCATCAAAATCATTTCCAATTTTAAAAAGTCCTGCACCAGCTGCAATCAAAGGCAATGTAACACTTTTTGTAAGCGTGTCACCAACGCTGGTCATGCTCTTTGCAACTGTCTGCAAGCCTTTTGTCTGTTTATTTAGCTGGCTTTGCACACTCGCAATATCTTTATTGAACTGCGAGAGATCCCCAGCTATTTTAATTGTTAATGCACCTAATACACTCATTTACTTTTTACCTTATCAGGAGTTTTTATTTTATCTCCATATAATTTATAAAACTTTTTTAAATCCGGTTTATCATTTTCAGCATTTTCTACTTTGCTCTTTTTACCTTTAACTCCAAAAAATGCTTCTGCTATCTTATTTATTAAGATAATGGCCTTTGTTTCTTCATGATCAAAGCTATAGTTATATAGCATCAAAGTCTGGTCAAGTGACAGGCTATCCAATATGTATTCAATTGAATAGCCTGTCGAAAAAATTACCTGGGAAATTATTCTTCCGAGCTCTACTGCTTTAGAATTTATTTTTTTTTACTGGATTGCTTGTTTATAGGCTCAAGAATAAAATTAATAAATTCTATCAGCTGCTCTATATTGGTATTATCAATAAGCCATTTTACAGTTATCCTCTTATTAAACAGCCTATTAAAAAATCCAGCAGGCTTAACCTGGTTGCATATTTTAACTGCAATTTCCAGGGATTTATTAAAAATATCTTTTTCATTTTTCATAGCAGATAAACTGTCTACAAATGCCGCCTGCTCGAGAGCAAGCCTTGTAGGTATCTTCGACACGTCAAATTCTCTACCAGCCAACACTGCTATTCTTTTTTGCGGTATCAGTTTATCAAAATCTTTTATGATAGGTTCCATTATGAATTAATTCCGCCTATTCCCTGTTCATTGTAGATCTCAAATAACTGTTTGCCTGCATCAAGGTCTGTATCACAGGACCCGTATAGTTCAATAGGTATTACATTTGGATCGTCTGCATCATCAGGGGAGAAATTAATGTTGATACCTTTATTGTTTGTTGCTTTTAAAATAGTGATCCTGAATTGTTCATTTCTTTCATTCTCATTCGTAACCCTTACCTGAATCGCATCGATGGTTAAAAGCCCCCCTGACTTTAATGTCTCTGACACTCCGGTATCAGAAGAATAGCTGTCCAGGCCTCCCCTCAGCGCATACAAATCAGCAAGGCTTATTTCCTGCAAATCCCCTGCCAGACTTGCATGATGGTTCTTGATCCTTTCCTTGATCACGCCAGCGTTATCGCTCATTATTGTCACCTTGTCGAAAGTCTCAGTGAATACGATATTTTTCATCGCACCGAGATCTACCCAGTTATTCCCATCTGTGGAATACTCAAATTTACCTGATCCAAACTGGATTGCATTTTCGTTTTTAATTGTTGTCTGACTCATTTTTTACTCCTTATTTTTAAATTATTTTGTCTTATTTTTAACCCGTTAATCACGGTAAATAATTTTCATATCAAGCGCTATATGATGAAGTTTTGTATCTGGCTCATATAAAGCTTCTTCCGATAAATAAACTCCCTGGATAACCTGTGTATTTGTAAATATGCCCTGCTGCCCATGAAGTGCTTTGCGTACCTCATCAGCAAGTTCCATTGCCACTGAATAACTGGTTGCCCAGCAATCAAATTGAAACCTCGGGGAAGCAGTGTTTAAATTGTGTGGCCTGTAATTTGATACCCTGAAAAAACTGATTGCAGGAAATGTTGCATTCTGTGGTAATACTGATAAATAAATCCTATTAGAAACAAGCGCCGATATTTCACTGCTTTCAAGTAGCTTATTTCTTATTGCTGTTTCAATCATTCTTATAAAACCTCTTTTAAATCTGCTTCAATATTCTGCCTGATTTGATTTTTATTCTCATCAAATGCAGGCCTGAGAAATGGATGTGCCCTCATCTTAGATGTTCCTTTTTCCTGCATCCTTGCATACCATGCATCAGGTTTTTTAAAAACTTCATTTATCTGTATGCCTACAAATATGCTTATCCTTCCGTTTTTATCCCATACTTCATTTTTATCTATCGAGTTTTCAAGATCATGCGTATCTTTTGGAGCTTTTTGTTTAGCTGAAGCCTTTACAAGGTCAGCGCCTTTATCCACATCTTCTTTAAGTTTTTCTGCAAGCTGTTTCTTTTTTTCTTCTATTGCTTTATTAAGCTCACTTAAACCTTCAATTTTAACGGTATATGCCATTTAAACAGCCTCGCTGTAGTAGATAACCATTTCTTCATTTCGCTCTTCTACATTTATGATCCCGAGTATATTAAAATACCTGCTATTAAACTTTATGCGCATTTTAGGAGTTATGCTTGAAAAATAACGGATCCTTAACTTTCCTGTAGTCTCTGCATTAACTTGCCTGGCACTCCAATATTCTCTCCCAACCAAAGGAACTATTTCAGCCCATACAGACACATAATCAGCCCATGACTGCACAAGCTCTCCTGCTGTATCAAATGTTTCTGTCGGTGTTTGAATGGTAATAAGGTTTCTAAGTGTTCCTGCCTTCATTTATAAGCTCCATATACGATAAGGAAATAAAAGTGTTGTAACTCCAAATGGCACTTCATTTATGATATTGCCGATGTTTATAGCTTCCCTGTTTTCATATAGATGGCCTACCAGAAGCATGATTGCCTGTTTAATAGGCTCTGGGATATTAGTCGTATAACCGGCAACATATCTAACTTTTACAGCTCCAATGGGATAAGGTATAAAAGTCGGCCAGCTTTTGCCATAAGCATTTACGATTACTGCTGGTTCACTGTCATAAAAAATATATTCTGTACTTGCCAATGTAGTTTCTACACCATCACTATCCTTATATTTGATTCCGCAATCTGTAGCAATAAGGGAAGTCACCGGAGGCATTGGCAATTCTATCACTGAAGGGAAGCTGTCCATTATAAGTTCAAAGGTCTGCGATGCCAGGGCCCTGCCTGTAAAGTTTTCACAATGCTGCCTTGCAGTTTTTATAAGTGATGAAATCAAGGTATCACTATTTGAATCAGTAACCCTTAAATGTGCCTTTGCTTCTATTAAAGATACTGGTTCAGTTGTTGCAGCTGTTATTAATTTTAAATTCATTTCTTTACCTTTTTAACAGGTTTTTTAGTTTTAGTTTTTTCCTTTTTTACCACCGGGCTTACTGCATTTTCGACAGGCTTAACGACTGCTGTTTCTATTGGCTGCTTATCCATTAGTATTCCAAAACCTCCCTTAAGAAGTGCATTTCCCTCAACATAGCCAAACTCTCCAACTTCACCTATCTGATATGTGCCTTTAGAGCTTGCATATAATGTCTTTAATTTTATTTTCATTTAGAGCCTCTCAATGCCTGGAGGGCAAGTAAAAATATACCTGCCCTCCGTTACTTTTAATAAGTTTTAACTTAAACTAACTCTTAGCTGCCTGAAGCAAGAGTTACCCTTGCAAATGCTGCACCAAGAACCGGCATTCCATCGCCTTCTTTTCTTGCAATATAGCCAATCTGATTAGTTTCTGCATAGAGTTCAACAAGACGCTGCAGCTGCAGATCCAGCGCATCGACAATCCAATAAAAACTGAAGTCGCCGATTATTCCTACATAATTGCCAGCAGTAAAGGTATTGGGTGCATACTCTGACATATAGAATGGCCTGCCAAGAAGCATATCCGGTTGTCCAACCTGTACTGACTGTTCCCAGATATACTTGCCGTCTTCCACATATTTGAGTTTAGCAATCATCTTTAAAGCATCCCTATGGAACATCCATGCAGCTTTTGCTAAATACTGCTGCTTCAAAGCATATTTTGCATTCATCAAACCGTCAAAGGTTATTGCAGTTGTTGTATTATCATCTGATATATCCCTGTCAGTGTTAATACCATTTGCAGAAGCTGTAAAAAGCCCAAGAGGCTGGCCTGTGCCATTACCGGTAAGGTATGCTTTTTCTTCAGTTATAGAAAACTTATAAGCTAGCCTCTGCCTTACGATGTCTTCAATTGGAAGAGCTGATTTTCCAATCAATGATTTGCTGATTTTTATCCTTTTAGCAAAGGGATTTGGAGCAAATTCCCTTTTACCAAATGCCATTGTGCTATCTTCATTACCTGTCAGCAATTCGGTTGTCCAGTCGGCATCTGCAGGGTCAGCATCAAGAGCAGGTATGCCCAGGGAAGCAGCTTTAGTAAGAGTAAATTTTGTAGCTGCTTGTCGTATAAATACTGCATCATCGACATCTTTTAAGAGCTGAGCAACAAACTCTTCAGGAGGCACAGTATAGGCACCGTTTTCATCAGTCGTTGCATCAAGAGACCTCTTTTCAGGTTCAGACAAAGCATGAATACCGCTTTTTAAAAACTTATTAAATGCTTTAGCTCTGAATTCCTTATTATCAGCAGGCCCTGAATTAGTATTTACTTTGACAATGTCTTCAATATCAGATGCTTTTGATACCCTTGCTTCAATTTCAAGAAGCCTCTGCTCTCTGTCAATATCAACAGAAAGTTTTTCAACATCTGCTAAAGCCTTGTCATACTGAGCCTGCTCTTCAGCATCCATTTCCCTTTTTTCAGCATCAACCTTATCTACAATCGCTCTGGCTTCAGCAAGGATAGATGCTCTTTTATCGAGTTTTTCTTTGAGAATCATTTTACTTTCCTTTCATTATTAATTTTTCATACATTTTTATTCTGTTTCTTTTGTTATTAATGCTTACTGTTACCGTCTCCTGATTTCGCAGTAATTGAATATTTCTAAACTCTGTATAAATTTCTTCTGCAGTCCTTACACCAATTGATGTCTGTTTAAATGCCGGGTATGTAACTGGACTCACATCCCAAAGCTGAACATCAAGCAAGGTCCTTACTATATTATTTGGATCTGTTTCATCCCACTGGTCCTTACGGGTAATAAAACCAAATGACATCTGGTTAATGTCACCACGCTCTATCAATGTCATTAAGTCTTTTGCAAATTGTGTATCAGGAGGGATAATCTCAACCTTTAAACCATGATCATCTTCCTCAAGCTTTAAAGTTCCATTCCTATTTCTACCGATAACATAATCCTCATCATGGTTAAACAGTGCCCTTACATCATCTTCAATGATTGTGCGTGCAAACGTACCCTTACGAATTATTTCCTTAAACCCTCCAAGATCATCAGAAAACTGGTCAAATACTGCTGAATAACCAACAAGTTTTTTAACATCTCCGTCTGCCCTGAACTCCATAGGAAATGTGCGAATTTCTATTTTCTCTTTCATTTAAACCTCCAATAAAAAAGCGCCCTGATTAGAGCGCTAATTTGTATTTATTTTTTCAACTTTTACTTACAGTATTTCTTTAAAATAATTATATGGATCACCTATTTCATTTATATTAAAATCCTGTTTAAATCGTTCTGGTAAAGTATCAGCTCCTTTACAAGGAGAAAGAATTGTGCCGTCTGATAGGCCAAAGAAATTTATATTAGTTATTTGCTCACCTAAATCCATTACCTGGTTATCCCCATAACTATATGCTATGGTTTCATCCTGTGGATTAAAAAATTTAAATTCATACGGCAATTCAGAAAGCTTTGACTTTACATCGTTCCATTGCTCATTAGTTATAAGCGATTTGTCCAACCACTTGCTGTCATTAAATGAATTGCTCCATCCAAAAGGTGTCCTGAACTCATTTAATGTTGATAAATATTTTTTATGGCATTTTTTTGCAATATCTTCCAGCTCATTTATATTCTGCTTGAATACCATTGAAATAAATCTTATCTTTGGAGAATCAGGATTTTGCTTAAAAACGCTTGCAAGATTCTTAAGGTTTTCTATAAATGTTT